TCAATAAAAGTAATTGACAAATATATAGAACAGGACGAAAAAACAAGAAAACCCATTATGTTTGTATTAGATAGTTTAGGAATGTTATCTACTACAAAAGAGATGGAAGATACTGCCGAAGGTAAAGAAACTAGAGATATGACTAGATCGCAGATTGTAAAAGCTGCATTTAGAGTATTAACACTTAAACTTGGTAAAGCAAAAGTACCTATGATTATGACCAATCACACATATGATGTTATTGGTTCAATGTTTCCTCAAAAAGAAATGGGCGGTGGTTCAGGCCTTAAATACGCTGCAAGTAATATTATATATCTTTCTAAAAGAAAAGAAAAAGACGGAAAAGAAGTTATTGGTAACATAATTCATTGTAAAAATTATAAGTCAAGGTTAACAAAAGAAAATGCATTAATAGATGTTAGATTAACATATAAAGATGGCCTTGATAAGTATTATGGGTTATTAGACCTTGCTATCAAACATAACATATTTAAATCTGTTTCTACTAGAATAGAACTACCAGATGGATCAAAACAGTATGCTAAAACTATCAATAATGAACCTGATAAATTCTTTACTAAAGATATTCTCGCTCAAATTGACGAGGCAGCCAAAAAAGAATTCCTCTATGGCGCAGAATAGATTTGTTTTTGCTCAACGTGATGTTGACGATTACAGTTGTATAAAGATTACGGAGGGTCCTTACAAGGATATCATATACACATATGGCCATGTAAAGTTTGCTTCTGAAGAAAATGAACAAGGTGAATTGCCTTTAAAGTTTGATTATGATATTAAAAAGAATCCTAATGATGTTGATACCACAAGTATTGATTTTAGAAACTATATAGGTGATATATTAATTGAAGTAGTTGAAAAACAATTAGAAAATGGAACAATTAAGTTTGAAAAATAAGTATATAAAAACATACGATAATGTATTGACAAAAGATCAATGTCAACATTTAATTGATAAGTTTGAAGATTCAGCTTCACAACAAGTCAAAACAATATTAGATGGTCATATGTCATTTACAGAAATCAATATTAGTATGCATAATGATTGGCAAGAATATTCTGATATTCTTTTTCCTAAGTTTAGAGAGCTTGTTGACAAATATACAAAAGATGTTAAAATAGATGATATAAAACAATGGCCAGAAAAATTTGGTTTTGAACAAATAAGATTTAAGAAATACGAACCTAACGGTGAAGATGAATTTAAGACACATGTAGATGTGACTAACTATAATAGTGCTAAAAGATTTTTAGTTTTTTTTATGTATTTAAATAACAATGATGGCGGCGAAACAACATTTCCTGATTATGATATTAAGATTAAACCAGAGGCAGGTAAAGTGTTAATGTTTCCACCGTTATGGCCATTTAAACATGCAGGAGAAAAACCAATCAATCAACCAAAGTACATTATAGGAAGTTATCTACACTATGTCTGATCAATTTGAAAAAACACTTTTATCCAATCTAATACACAACGAAGATTTTACTCGTAAAGTTATTCCTTTTTTAAAACAAGATTTTTTTAGAAATAGAGATGAAACAACTCTATTTAATATTATCAATGACTTTATTGTAAAATATAATAATCTCCCAACAAAAGAAGCAATTACTATTGAGTTGTCTAATAACAAGACACTTACCGAAGATGAATATAAAAATACAAAAACTTTATTAAATAGTTTAGTACATGAAGAAGTTGAACAACAATGGCTGCTAGATACAACTGAAAAGTTTTGTAAAGATCGTGCTGTCTATAATGCTGTACTAAAAGGTATTAAGATTATAGATGGTAAAGACAATAAACACACACCAGAGGCCATACCAGGCATATTATCTGAAGCACTTGGTGTTTCGTTTGATAGACACATAGGGCATGATTATCTAAATCAAACAGATGATCGATTTGAATATTACCATAGAACTGAAGAACGATTAAAGTTTGATTTAAATTATTTCAATCGTATTACAAAAGGCGGACTACCACCTAAAACTTTAAATATAGCACTTGCAGGTACAGGTGTTGGTAAATCTTTGTTTATGTGTCATGTTGCTGCTAGTATGATAAGTCAAGGCCGAAATGTATTGTATATTACTTTAGAGATGGCTGAAGAAAGAATTGCTGAAAGAATTGATGCTAACTTATTAGATGTAACAATAGATGATCTTTATGAAATGCCTAAAGAAGTTTACGACAATAAAATTTCTAAATTACAAAACAAAGTAAATGGTCAATTAATTATTAAAGAATATCCTACTGCGTCTGCTCATAGTGGTCATTTTAAAGGATTGATTGATGAACTTGCATTAAAGAAATCATTTAAACCTGATATACTATTCATTGACTATTTAAATATATGTACTAGTAGTCGTTTTAAAGGCGGTAATATTAACTCCTATACTATGATTAAATCTATCGCTGAAGAATTAAGAGGACTTGCTGTTCAATATAATGTCCCTATTGTATCGGCTACACAAACAACAAGAACTGGTTATATGTCAAGTGATGTTGGTTTAGAAGATACATCAGAATCATTTGGTCTTCCTGCAACGGCTGACTTTATGTTTGCTTTAATATCGAATGAAGAACTTGAAGAACTAAATCAAATTAAAGTTAAACAGTTAAAAAATCGTTACAATGATCCTGCTGTCAATCGTGCATTTATAATTGGTGTTGATAGAAGTAGAATGAGATTGTATGATGTAGAACAATCTGCTCAACAGATTGTAGATAGTAACCAAGAAACAAAAGAAAAACTTGAAAAACCATCAGGACCACAACCTGCTGAAGTTTATGATAAGTTTTCGGACTTTAAAATATGAAGAAAGATAAAATAATAGAAGAATTAAAAAAAGTTTACGATCCTGAAATGCCATCTATTGATGTATTCAATTTAGGCTTGATTTATGATATTGATATAAAAGAAGAAAATGTTACAATCACCCATACACTAACCTCTATGCTTTGCCCTATGGCAGATCAGATACAAAAAGATATTAAAGAGGCAGTAGAACGTGTAGCAGGTGAAGGTAATGTAAAAGTTATATTGACACATACTCCACCATTTAGTAGAGATATGTTAAGTGAAGAAGCTAAATTAATACTAAACCTGTAAGGATAACAATGGCAACAAAAAGAAAAAGAAAACCATCAATATACTACAAAACTGAAATGGTCAAAGTAAAAGATGAAATACTTTGGCGAGCTGTTGAAATGCCAAGTAAGTTAGTAATAAAAGAGTCTTTCTTTGAAGAAGATGTAAAAGAAACTGTCAAGTTTCAAAATAAAAATAAGACATTTGGTATCTTTGGTTTTCCACCATTCTTTGATTGTAGGAGTGAAAAAGAAAAATTGTCAGACAAAGGTAAATCTAACTACAATCCTAGAACAAGTACACAAAGAACTGGCCGATAGATATACATAAATATATGTATGGCAGACTTAACATCACTAGCAGAATCATCACAAGCATTGTTTTGTGCAATTGCTGACTACATAGGTACGAAAGAAACTAATATCATATTTGACACAAATGTTTCTCCAAACTATACTGAATTTAGAAATAAAGTAAAAGAAAAAACAATAAAAGAAGCTTATAAAAGAACTGACACACCAGGTGTTCAATTATTAGATATAGAAACTTTTTTAAAAAAAGATGAAAAGTGGTTTATATCTTCAATGCAGATTGCAAAAAAATTAGTCAACGATATTAGCTCAATTGATCCAGATTTAAAAATCGCTCAAAAAGGATTTCAAAAACTATTTTATTTTAGAGGTGATAGTGATGTTATGAGTAATATTGAAAAGTTATTTAAAATAGCAAACAAGTCTGGATATAAATCTCAAACAAAATTTGGTAACGTAAATAAATGGAATCCAGCTGATATATATTTAGCCAGTGATAAAGCTAAAAAACAAATTATCAATGAAGTACGAACAGCTAAAGAAAAAGTTTACACATTTCAAAACTTAAATATATTAACATCAGACTTAATTGATAGTGGTGATCTATTACCATTATCACTCAAAAAAACTACAAAGGAAGCCATTTTACAACAAGTAAACTTTGACAGAAAAACCGAAATAGATTTAATAAAAAAAATAAAAATTAAAAATGTTACTGATTGGAGACCATATAAAGTAGTTAAATATCCTAATAAAGGTGAAACTAGAGATATGAGAATACTTTTAGAAACGGGTGGTGAAATAAAATTAAGACACGATCCGTCAGCAAAAAGATTTGTTGCTGAAGCTATTTTTTCTAAAGCAGAGGCAAGAGGTGGTTCAATAGGGTCTATTAAAGTATTGTGTGATATAATAAGATTTGTAAATCCAGATGTAGCAAGACAAGTTTTAGTTAAATATGAAAATGGTGAAAAAAAATATTTTGAAGCATTAAAAAAAATAGAATATTTAAGAAAAGACAAAAAACGATTTGATTTTGAAAGAGGTGCTATAAGTGCCATTTTTGTCATAAATGAAGTAATGCCTGTACTTAAAAAGTTTTTTAAAGATAACAAACAAGGTCAAGCTGATCAAGTGTTAAGATTAATGTTTGAATACATCACATCAAGGACTCCTCTTTCAGGCAAGTTTGTAATTGCTAAATAGTATAAATAGTCTAGTAAGTAGTGATTTATTAATGGAATAAAGTGATTTTTCGCTTGACAAAAGCGTAATTTTTTGATATAATGGGTATAGTGGGAGACAAATGTATAGTTTTAAACAATATCTTAATGAGGCAAAAAATACTCATTTAGAACATTTAGAAGACGAAATTATTAATAACGGTTACCAAGGTGGCCTTAACGCAGTAGAATTTCTTAAATCAATAAGAAATATGCTAGTAGGTTCATCACGTAGAAAATTAAATGTATCCGTTAAATGGGATGGTGCACCAGCAGTATTCTGTGGTATTAATCCTGAAAACGGCAAATTCTTTGTTGGATCAAAATCAGTATTCAACGTAACTCCTAAAATCAATTACACTCAAGCAGATATAAGAAAAAATCACTCTGGTGGTTTAGTAGATAAATTATCAATCTGTTTAAAAGAATTACCTAAACTTGGTATACAAGGTGTTGTACAAGGTGACTTGTTATTTACATCAGGAGATATTAAGTCGGTATCTATACGAGGTGAAGATGCTATTGCGTTTACACCAAACACTATAACATATGCTGTTCCAGAAAATACTGATCTTGCTAAAAGAATTAAAAGAGCTAAGTTAGGCATTATCTTTCACACTACTTACAATGGCCGAAAGATGTCTAACCTAAAAGCAAGCTTTGGCGTCAATGTAAATCGTTTTACAAAGACGCCATCAGTATTTTTTGATGACGCAAGTTATAAAGACTCATCTGGTGTTGCTACATTTACAACTGCTGAAAGTGATCAGTATGATAATATGTTAAGAATGGCAGTTGGATCAATTTCAAAGGGTAAAGTTATTTTAGATTTGCTAAAAAGACAAACTAATATGTTATCAGTTGGTGCAAGATTAAAGATTTTCTTCAATACAAAAATAAGACAAGGTCAAACTATTAGTAACGTAAAAGGATTACAATCAGATTTTAGAAAATACTATGCTTCAGTTTTAGATGATGAGATGTCAAGTAAAAAAACAGAAGCTGCAAAAAGTAAATACAAAACAATAAGAGATGATGGATTAAAATTTATTGACAGATATGATAATGAAATATATTTTGCAATTGCAAGTTATGTAACTTTACAAAGAGTTAAAAATTATCTTGTAAGTAAAATGAATCAAATTAAATCAATAGGAACTTTCTTACAAAAGGGTAATGGGTTTGAAGTAACAAATCCTGAAGGTTATGTTGCTGTAGATAGAATGGGCAACGCAGTAAAATTAGTAGATAGACTAGAGTTTAGTACCGCAAACTTTACTTTAGCAAAAAATTGGATTAAAGGATAATGAAAAGTTTTAGAGATTTTATATTTGAAAAATTAGGCCGAATGAGAATTATTATGTTAGGTGGCCCTGGTTCAGGTAAATCGACATACACAGAATATTTAATTAAACACTTTAATATTACACACATTTATCCAGGTGGCATGTTAAGAAAAGAAATTGAAAAAGGTACAGAAATAGGACAGATTGCAAAAGATATAGTATCAAAAGGTGAGTTTGTTCCTAATGAGATAGTATTAGAATTAATTAAAAAGAAAGTAGAACAATCACCACAAGGTTATGTATTAGATGGATGGCCAAGATATATGCAACAAGTACAAGACATGGAAAAATCAGAAATAGGATATGACTATGCTGTATTTTTAGATGTTAGTACCGAAGAAGTAATGAGAAGATTACTTGCAAGAGGTCGTGCAGACGATACGGAAGAAATTATAGGTAACAGAATAGAATTATATAAAAAAGAAACAGGTCCTGTAATAGAATATATGAGAAAAAGACCAGGATTTTTAGAAATAAAAGCAGAGGGTGGTACACCTGAAGATACTGCTAACGAAATTATAAAAAGAATAGAAAATGAAAGTAAATAGTTTTATACAACACTTATCTGAAGGACTTTACGATCCAGGTATATTTAAAGCCTTTTTTCTTGCAGGTGGTCCTGGGTCAGGTAAAACGTTTGTTACATCTAGTGCCTTTGCAGGTAGTGGTTTGAAATTAGTTAATTCAGACGTTGCATTTGAGAGAGGATTAAAAAAGGCAAACTTATCTTTAAGTATGCCAGACGAAGAAACATATTTTAGAAACATAATAAGACAAAGAGCAAAGACATTAACTATCACACAATTAGATAAATATGTAGATGGAAGACTTGGTTTAGTTATTGATAGTACCGGTAGAGATTATGATATGATTGCCAGACATCATAACATGCTAGAACAAATGGGTTACGATTGTTACATGGTATTTGTGAATACAAGTTTAGAAGTTGCATTGGCAAGAAATGCTAGACGTGAAAGAACTATACCAGAATACATAACAACAAATAGTTGGAATGGTGTTCAAAGTAATATAGGTAAGTTTCAAAGACTATTTGGTATGAGGAATTTTATTGTAGTTGATAACAACAAGTCAGATTTAGAATTGACAACGCTCACAATGAATAGAGTAAGTAAAGTAGTAAGAAAATTTATTACAACGCCTGTATCAAACTATAGAGCGAAACAATGGATGAAAAAGGAATTAGAGGCTCGTAAAAGATGAGATTTAAAAAGTTTAACGATATAGAAAATATTAGGCATGCTAAGGTAGAAGAGCAGCCTATTAAAAACTATACAGGTAATATAAACGAGATAGATTGTCCTACGCCTAGTAAGAACACATCAGCTGCAACTAAAAAAGAAATGGTTGAAATGCAAGGTATGTTCAAACAAAGAAATACGGCAATAGAACAATCAGTAAAAAACCACGACGCTAAATCAGAATACGCTATAGAAAAATATCTAAAAGAAAATAATTTAGAACTTAATACAAAAGATACAGATAAAATTATTGAAACAGGCGCCGCTATTGCTAAAAAACTAAAGAACAAGTTTGAAAGAGCAAGACCATATCAACTTGCAGAATCTATAGGGATGGAGTTTAACAGTATGCCTTTAGAGTCTGATAGTATGAAGACACCAGCATACCCTAGTGGTCACTCTTTACAAAGTAGATTGATTGGTGAATACTATGCAGAAAAATATCCTGATCATAGAGAAGGCTTGATTGACGCTGCTGATGAATGTGGTATGGGTAGAGTATTTGCAGGTTGGCATTATCCTTCAGACCACAACGCAAGTGTTAAATTAGCAAAAGAAGTTTATCCTAAAATTAATTTAAAAAGAAAGTCTTTAAAAGAAAGTATAATTGATATACCTAGAAAGACATATGCAAGAGGAGTATTTGATAAAGCAGATACACCTAATCCAGTATTAAAACCATCTGTGAAGAAAATGGCATTAGATGGTATAAAGACATTTGAAAAATTTGGTAAAGTAGTTA